ATCTCCTTTCGATAGGGTAAATTTTGAAATTCTCGTTTTTCTACAGCCCAACGGCAGACGTTCCGAGGAATGGGGCACGGACACCGACGGACGTATCACCCAATTACTTGTTATCCCCACGAACAACAGAATAAATTTCGATTATGCCAGCAAAACCATTTAAGCATATTCAACTTCACCCTGAGCAGCCGGACTGTTGCAACGAGTGCCCGCTGCTGGGACTGATACCTGAAGCGGAGCGCGAGTTCGGGAGTCAGGAGACGCTTGTCTGTCTGGGCACCCGTCACGCTCTGAACGCCCGGATAGCACGGAGCCGCAAGAGTGAGCACACGCCGAAGCACCCTCTGAAACGCTGGTGCGATGATGAGTGGGAGCGGTGGCAGGAGGAACCGTACTTCGGAAAGTTGCCGGTGCGCAAGATTGACGTGAGCCGCTATCGTGATCCGTGGGAACGGTCACAGCAGTTGCCCATCATTTTTCACAATAAGAGAGGACGAAAACCAAAAAGTAAATAACTATGGCAAAACAGAAAACGGCGCACGCATACGAACTGGAGCTGCGCAAGATGATTGAGAGCCGCACGGGTGCGAAGATGGAGTTGTGGCTGCTGCCTCAAGTGAGGGCGACGGCCATGAATGAGGTGATGCTTGACCAGATACAGGAGGAGCTGACCAACGGCTCACGCAAGTTGGCCGACTGGGGCGACGGTTCGACGGGTCAGATGAAGTTCGAGGCTCACCCGCTGCTGCCTCATTACGACAAACTCCAGCGCACGCTGCTGATGCAATTCGAGGCACTTGGCTTGAACTACTCCACCACGCCATCGAAGGTGAAGGAGGACACAAAGCGCGGTGTGGATTCCGAGAAGGCAGGCCTGACATCAATCATCAATTCCGCACAAGATGACGTAAACGATATTCCAGATATTGAATAATGACAGAAGACTATTACAAACTGAAACAGGATGCTATCGACCTGTTGTGCAAGCGACTGACTGAGGATGTGCGCAAACGGCTAAAGGAAGTTGATGAACGGCTGCTGGCATACTTCGACGATTGCGCCACGAACGTGAGCAACGTGTTTGGCGACGAAAACGACAAGCACTCGATGTGGGAGTTGTTGTGTGCTTGCAAGTTCATCCGCATGTTCAACACCTACCACTTCAACACCAAGAAGGTGCAATTTTATTTGCGGTTGCGCGAGGGCGTTTGGCGCAAGCAGGGCAAGGCATGGCGATACGTGGAGGGCGGTCTGCGACTGCCATCTACGCAAGGGGCAAAAGTTTACAGGTGGCAGAATTTCCAGGTGTTCGTGCTCGCGTCGGTGTTCGGATTCTACACTTGGATAAACACCAAGGTTGAGGAAGGCACCAAGGATGTGCTACTCGACACTGAGCGCGAGAAAGACGGCTTCGTGTGGGACTTCCGCAGGATGGTGGCAGAGTTCATCATGTACGGCCCCCGTAAGATTGACAAGACTGGACTGTCATCGTTCATTCAGTTGGTGTTCTTCCTCTTCGGAGATTTCAACTCAGAGATTTATTCGCTGGCCATGACAGAGAACCAGTCGAAGATTCTCTATAACCGCACGAAGTTCATGCTGCGTCAGATGAATGTGAGCGACGAGGGAAACCCGCTGTTCCGCATGACGGAGAAGGTGATAGACTGGCTACCGAAGTACCGCGACGAGATACGCAACTCGATGATCGTACCGCTGACAGGTGGTGGCAAGGCTCCTGACGGTACGAACACCGAACTGCTGAACTGGGATGAGCTTGGCAGCAGCCCCTACATCAACAACAAGAGCGACATGCAAGCGCACATCAACGTATGTCAGTCGTCAATGGGTATGCGTCGCGCACCGCTCACCTTCGGCACCACCACTGCGGGCACCATCACCACGGGGCCGTTCATCGACATGCTGCGTGGCCGCCACGACCTGTTGCTTCAGGAGTTCAAGTACGAAAGCGGCGAGGCAGAACCGCAGCTGATGTTCGATTCGCAGATGTGCCTACTGCTGGAGCCTGACGAGTACGAGAAGACCAACGAAGAATATATCCTGACATCGCACGCACTTCGCCGTAAGATTAACCCGATGCTGGGTATCATCGTGCAATACGACTTCTACGACCGCGAAATGGCCAAGGCACGGCAGGACGGCGAGCAGAAGTTTGCCGAGTGCGTGTCGAAGCTGTTCAACGTCTATCGCAGCGGCATTATTCAGGAGTGGATCAAGGCGGAGCAAGTGAGGCCGCTGCAACGCGACATGAGGATTGACGATTGCACTAAGGACAAGGGCTGGGTAATATTCACCGGCTTGGACTTCTCGCAGGGCGATGACCTACACACTGCGGCATACCTCGCGGCAAGGAAGCACCCGTCAGGCAGAGGCACCGAGTTCTTTGCCGACTGCGACTGCTGGGTGAAAGAGTCCACGGCCGAGAAGAGTGCTATCAGTCCACTGTATGCGCAATGGGAGAAAGACGGGTGGTTGCACTATTCGCCTGGGCAGATATTCGAACCGTCACTCTATACGAACCGACTTGGTGAGCTTTTCGGCAAGGGCTGTCAGTTCATGTATTGGGGATATGACAAGTACAAGTCGAAAGACCCCATCAACACGCTCAAGGCATTCTTGCAAAGCGTGATGAAGGTAGCGAACCCCGACCCATACATACAAGTGGTGAGCCAGTTGAACAGCGAGTTTGACGGCCCGACGGATGATCTATACAAAGCAATGTTCGCCCCTGTGCCGTTCATCAGCTTTAGCAACAGTCCCCTGTGGCCATTCTGCTTCGGCAATGCCGTACTGGAGGTTGACGGTCGTGGCAACAAACGCCCCGTGAAGCGAGCACAGACAGACTCGTGCAAGATAGACCCTGTTCAAGCCATCATCATGGCCCTCGACCTGTATGAGCGGTATGAGGGAATGAATCATTAAATAACATACAACTATGACAGAATTAAAACGCAGGGACTTGTCGGGGATTTACATCTTCGACACGTTCCCAGGGGAAGAGAAGCGACAACCGACGTGCATCGAGGACTGTCAGCCTGAGACGCGGCGCAAGTTGCTGATGACGAAGAGCAAGGAATGGATGCGGGATTGCATCAGGCAGTTGGCGCAGACGTTCAAGGAAACGACGGCCTATCTGGTGACGGAGGGTTGCGTGACAGACGGGCAGCGCAAGGAGTTCTTTGCGATGATTGACCGTAACGTGGACCGTGCGAAATGGAATTGGGCGGAGCATGAGTTGGCCGACCAAGTGGACTTCTTCTGCGAAAAGGTGACGCTGTTGGCCGACGCTTGCGGTGTGACTAAACATAAGGTTTGAGCGTTTCCCGTCAATCGGGAAAGCGGCGTAAGCCCAAAGGGAAATAAATAACGTGGGTGCAAGTCCCACACAATAATAACATCTCAATAAAAAAGGAACTATGACACAGATTGAGTTTGAGAACGAGTTGAGAGAGTTGCGCTGTCAGAAGGGCGCGGCTATTAGTGCCATTGCTATGATGCAAGGCGAAGTGAAGGAAGAAATATCGGCGATTGACCGCCAGATTAAAGACCTGCGGACACGACGGGAGAAGCTGAATCAGCAGCGCATTGTGCTGGGCAATCAGCGTTTCGCCATCGAAAAGGAGTGGGGCGAGAAGATACGCAAGTTCTTCGACGAGAACTACACCACGTCACGCGAACTGGAGCAGGTCAGCGAGTGGGCTTTGGCTGCTGAACTGCGGCACCGAGGTTACAACGGACACCTTGACAATCCCGACAAGGAGCCTGAGTTCTTGGATAACCTAAACGCAAAGCTCAATGGAGCTGCATCTGAAGATTAACGATGTCGTAGGGATGGACGATGAGAAGCGGCACATACTTCGCGTGGATGATGAAAGTCTGCGCGAAGCATTGCTTGCTCATCCTGGTTGGATAACCCAGTGTGTGGTGAAAGACTTCCTGCTGAAGCACAACACGCGACTGCTGAATGAAATAATCGACGACCCCACCCTACGCAACAACATCTACATGGACGAGAAAGCCAAGCGTGAGCAGAAAGCAGAACGACGCGAGCGACATCGTCAAGACGAGATAGCAAAGCAGCGCAGACGGGATCAGTTCATCGCATCAAAGAACTACCGCCAAAGCGTTGACTACATTCATAACGTATTAGGTTGGAACGATGAAGAAGGAATACAAAAAGCAGAAGGGTGAGAATCTCGCCCAATGGTGTGAACGTATCGCAGCAGCCTGCCAAGGTCGCTCGCTGACGGAAGTACTCGAAATGATTAGAGAGGTCAGCAAGACATCGTACATTGAGGGTGCGAATGCTGAAAGAGCAATCAGTAAGAAATATGGGAGAGCAGAAGGATGAGTAGCATCTTCGACACCAAGGAGTACAAAGAACGATGGGCGATGTATCAGTCAGCACTTGACACGGGCATCCCCATCGTCAACACTGAGACGTGCGCTATCATCTGCGCCATGTTGCTCGTTTGGGGCAATACGGCAGAGTTCACGCACAACCATCGGCTTGTGTGTGAATTGCAATACGCTCAGAAGCGTTTCGGCATCGAGGGCGGCAGCGTACCAAACGACCGTAAATTTCTTACGGCACTCAATTACTACACCGACCTGCTCACATTGAATCAGCGGCGAGAAGACCGCGTGCCGGACTTCATCGACTCCATGTTTCAAGAGCGGTACGGCTATCATTTCAATAGAGAATAAAACGAAACGAACAATGTTTGAAAGAGTAAACCCCCCAACGCATTATCACCCGACATATAGAGGCAGAAAACATATACCTTTTGCCAAAGAAACATATACCTTTTGCCAAAGAAAGGTATAGGTTTCCTGAAAAAAGAAATATAGGTTGAACCAATAAAACGATACGACAATGAGTAAAGTGAAGTACAGGGTTCGCGAATACAACCCGACGAGTGCCCAGCAGGGCAGCCACAGCTTCTTTGCCGAAGCAGTGATTAACAACGAAATCACCAACGCCGAGTTGGCTGAAAAGATTGCCGCCCGTACTGGTGTAAAGGCTTACGAGGTGACAACGGTCATCGCAGCCATCGCAGACATTATCAGCGAGGAAGTGTTGGAGAGCAACCGCATTAGCCTGGCGGACCATACGGGCACAAAGATGGTCAGCATCTACCCGAAGGTAAACGGCAGCGTGAGTGATGCCGACATCGAGCGCGAGACCACAGCAGCCCACACGGCAGACCCAAGCGTTCCCGTCCGCACCCGTGCCGAGGAGAGCGACCTGACTACAGACCGCCTTAATTGGGTGCTTGGTGCCACGATCGGCGTGAAGTTCAGCAAGCAGTTTGCACTGAGCAAGCAGGCTCAAAAGGTTAAGATGGTTGCAACGGACACAGCCATCCCCAACGACGACGAACCCGCTCAAGGTGGTAACACTGGCGGCAACAACGGCGGCTCCCAGCAGGGCGGTGGCAGTCAGGACACGGGCGGGGGTCTGGAGCCGTAGGCCTTCGGATGTATGATGTATGATGTAAGAGGGAAGATGTTGGTCTTTCCTCTTCGTTTTTTTAATAAAAGGAACTATTAAAACCCAGAAGAAAATGGCAGAACAATCATCAAACAATCAAGTGACAGGCATATTCACAAGCCTGCTGACAGTAGCATTCATCGTGCTGAAACTTTGTAAAGTAATCGACTGGTCATGGTGGTGGGTATTATCACCGTTATGGATTCCGATTTTAATCCTAATTGTGATAGGCATTATATGGCTTATCTATCAGATTTTGCATTCAAGGAAGAAGCATAGAGAGTTTGAGGAATGGAGGCAAAGAATGAGAGATGGCAAATGACCTATGGCAAAGGAGAAATCGAAATGGTTGGCGCAGGGTGTGGAATACTACCCTGAGAGCGACACACTCTTATTGATTCGCTGTCCGAAATGCGGACGCGAGAACTGGGCACCACAAGTAGCATCGGGAAAGTGTGCGTGGTGTGGATATGACGGACACGAACTAATCAAGGAGGGCGAATAATGACCATCGAAGAATTAGAAAAGGTAAAGTTCCACTTCGTCAGCCACATGTCGATGGAAGACGAGCATACCACGACGTATGCCAGTGAGGACAATCAGCTGGGATGGTGCGACCACGTACCATTCAAGAACGGAGAGCCGAAGGGCAGAGCCTATCGGCACTATCGCATCGGCCTGAAGATATACAAGACCAAGGCAAAGTTTTTAGAAGCAATCAAAGATTATAACCCAAAGGAACTATGACAGTAGAAGAAATCAAGGCCAAGCACCAGCCTCGCCAGCTCGTACTGGCGTAAAGGCTTACGAGGTGACAACGGTCATCGCAGCCATCGCCGACATTATCAGCGAGGAAGTGTTGGAGAGTAACCGCATTAGCCTGGCGGACCACACGGGCACAAAGATGGTCAGCATCTACCCGAAGGTGAACGGCAGCGTGAGTGATGCCGACATCGAGCGCGAGACCACAGCAGCCCACACGGCAGACCCAAGCGTTCCCGTCCGCACGCGTGCCGAGGAAAGCGACCTGACTACCGACCGCCTTAATTGGGTGCTTGGTGCGACGATCGGCGTGAAGTTCAGCAAGCAGTTTGCACTGAGCAAGCAAGCACAAAAGGTTAAGATGGTGGCAACCGACACAGCCATCCCCAACGACGACGAACCCGCACAGGGTGGTAACACTGGCGACAACAACGGCGGCAACCAGCAGGGCGGTGGCAGTCAGGACACGGGCGGGGGTCTGGAGCCGTAAAGGATTGACTCTACCACAAGGCCCTGGGAAGCCAACAGATAAGTTGAACGTGAGAGCATCAGCAATGGTGCTCTCTTTTAATTGACGATTATGAGCAACAAGATGACAAAAGGGCTATTCAGTAGCAACACCGACCTATGGGCGACACCGCAGGACTTCTTCGACAAACTAAACGAAGAGTTCCACTTCACGCTCGACCCATGCGCTTTGCCTGACAATGCCAAATGCAAGACGTACTTCACACCCGAAGACGATGGACTGAAACAAGATTGGGCAGGGCATCGCGTATTCTGTAACCCACCATACGGATCAGCCATCAAACACTGGGTAAAGAAGTGCCACGACGAAGCGCAAAAGGGAACGCTCGTTGTGATGCTGATACCAGCCCGAACCGACACGTCGTACTTTCACGACTACATCTACCACAAGGCAGAACTGCGATTCATTCGCGGTCGGTTAAAGTTTGGCGGTGCGGATCAAGGCGCACCATTCCCGTCAATGGTAGTCATCTTTAACGAATAGTTTATGGTAATAGCATGGTTCTCATGCGGTGCCACGTCTGCCGTCGCTTGCAAAATGGCTTTGCAAATGTATCGGGACGTGCGCATCGTATATATCGAGACAGGCAGCGGACACCCCGACAACGAGCGATTCCTGAAGGACTGCGAACGATGGTACGGCCAACGTATCGAGGTCATCAGAAGCACGGAATACAAGGACGTGGAAGACGTGCTCATCCGAAAGACCTACATCAACGGGCCACACGGCGCGGCTTGCACCTCACTACTGAAGAAGCAGGTGCGCTACAAGTTCGAGGATGAAGTTGGCGAGTGGGACGGCCAGGTGTGGGGCTTCGACTTCTGCGAGCGTGAGGTGAATCGTGCTATCCGCTTCAAGCAGCAGAACCCTCGCACAAAGCCACTCTTTCCGCTCATCGAGAAGATGATCACCAAGCAGGACGCGCTGGGGATGCTTCAAATGGCTGGTATCGAAATCCCGACGATGTACCGAATGGGCTACAACAATAATAATTGTATCGGCTGCGTGAAGGGTGGCATCGGCTATTGGAACAAGATACGCAGGGACTTTCCCGACCGCTTCCGACGCATGGCAGAGATTGAACGCAAGGTGGGTGCAACGTGTCTGAAAGATGAACACGGCAGGATATGGCTTGACGAACTCGACCCCAGCCGTGGCGACGATGTGAAAGCCATCGTGCCCGACTGCTCGCTGTTCTGCTCCATCGAGTTTCAGAACATCAAAGACCGCCAGACGGACAAGGTTATGAACGGAGAAATGAACATTAACGAAACGAAATAATGCAAGATTTAGAACAATTAAAACGATACGACAATGAGTAAAGTGAAGTACAGAGTTCGGGAGTACAACCCGACGAGTGCCCAGCAGGGCAGCCACAGCTTCTTTGCCGAAGCGGTAATCAGCAACGAGATCACCAACAACGAGTTGGCTGATAAGATTGCCGCCCGTACTGGCGTAAAGGCTTACGAGGTGACAACGGTCATCGCAGCCATCGCAGACATTATCAGCGAGGAGGTGCTCGAGAGTAACCGCATTAGCCTGGCGGACCACACGGGCACAAAGATGGTCAGCATCTACCCGAAGGTAAACGGCAGCGTGAGTGATGCCGACATCGAGCGCGAGAAATCGACCGACCGCCTGCTGGTGTTTGTAAAGAGTGAAGAAGTAAAGGAAACCGAGAAATAAGCAGGTTTCAATCCGCTTATTTCTCCATTTATTTACACATTAAGCGAAAAACGCCCGAAAATCGGGCTTATTTTTTATCAATATTCGGAATTATGAGTAAGACATTACATTTGTACAAAGTTCAGGCTGACGGATGGCCTGAGCCTGAGTTCGCAGCATGTTGCTTCACAACGGAATGGATTGCACAACGCACAGAAATCAGCAAATAGGAGCCAGGAGCGTCAGGTATAAGGGCGAAATGCTCACAACGCTTTGCATTCGCGATGGAGCCTTCCTTGGAAAGATAGAGGCGGGCGTTGTAGTGATTAAAACCTTCATCACCTACGAAATGATGGGAGGCTTGCAGAAGGAAGAGTTGCTGCCACACCTCGAAGCATTCAAACGCGGTCACGATGCCGCAGACGAACTTATTCTCAAATTCAATAACAGGAAAACATTACGAACAAACCAACCAATAAAGAAGGAAGTATGAAAGTTTATATTTTAATCGCGGATTATTTTACAGACGAGCGACTCATTGTAGGTGTTTTCTCCACTGAGGAAAAGGCGAAGAATTATAGGAAAAGTCTGAACGAAGAATGTGGTTTTCGTTACTATATTGATGAATGGGTAGTGGATGAAGAATTAAAAGAGGAGGACAACAATGACAGACGATATACGGGACCTGCTTCAGATTGCCAGTGAGGACGCAAAACAACTGAAGCTGCGAGCCATTGAGCGGATGGCGGAAGAGGTGCCACGAATGAGCAATATGTTGCAAGAGTTCGACGAACGTCTGCTCGACTACTACCAGCACCTCGTCAACTACTCGAACATCAACTCCGACGACAACGACCGCCATTGCACGATGGAACTGCTCGGCGGACTGAAGGTTCTGAGACTGCTCCACACCTACATCCCAGACATCGGCAAGGTGCATCAGGTCATCCGACTGCGTGAGGGCGACTGGCATAAGTCCGGAAAGATGTGGAAGTACGATAAAGGCGGCTTGCTTCTGCCAGGAACGGGCAGCACATTGACGCACTACCGCTGGGAGCCGTTCCAAGTGTTTATCTGGACGGCAACCTACGGCATTAAGGCGTGGGTTGACACTGAAGTGGAGAACGGCACACGCCAGATGCTCGACTCTGAGCGCGAAGGCAAGGACGGAACCATCGAGGACTTGCGCCGACTCTGCACGGACTTCACGCTTTACGGCCCGCGTAAGATAGACAAGACGGGCATATCGGCATACAACGCCATGCTGTTCTTCATGCTCGGAGATAGCAACAGCGAAACGTATTGCACGGCCAACTCTCAAACCCAGAGCAAGCTCCTATACGATAGGGCGCGGCAGTTAATAAGGCAACTTGATCCGTTGGGAAAGCGCATCCGCTTCACGGCAACGACTACCAATTGGAAAGACGGCCAGATACGGCAAGCACAGATGTGGGCACTCTCAGCCGGAGGCAAAACGAAGGACGGCTTGTTTGCTGAGCTTTGTTGTGCAGACGAGTACGGAAGCGCAAGCTATGTGAACGGTAAGAGCGACATGGGCGGCCTGGTCAGTGTGGTGCAATCGTCAATGGGTCCGCGCCGTGAGCCGATGACAGTCACTACCACTACGGCTGGTAACATCACAGCTGGTCCGTTCCTCGACAAATACACGGGAATGAAGGCCGCACTTGCTGAAGAAGTGGACAAGTCTTGGACAGAAAACAAAGACAAGCAGCTTCTGAATGCAAGCGACAGATGGACTTGCCTGATGCTGGAACCCGACGATTGGGAACGTGAGGAGGACTATATGTTCACGTCGCGCTGTTTGCGCCGCAAAATCAATCCAATGCTCGGTAAGATTGTGCAGCACTCATTCTACGAGAACGAGATTGCCAGCAGCAAGCTGGACGAACAGAAGCGCGTGGAAACCATCACGAAGCTCTTCAACGTCTATCAGACTGGAAAGGTTGTCGCGTGGATCAAGGGCGACCGCATCCGTCCGCTGCAAGTGGAGAAGCGCGTGACAGACTGCAAGTACCAGGACGGATGGAACACATTCGTAGGGCTGGACTTCAGTCATGGCGACGACCTCTTTGCCATCACTTACCTCTCCGTCGATATGAAGCCAACCGGCACAATGCTTGGTCGCTTCTTTGCCGATGCCGAGGCGTGGGTGCTTGAAGATACGATGAAGAAAAGCCCGAACCGCGCACTCTACGAGAAATGGATTGCTGCCGGTTGGTTGAACGTCTGCCCTGGCGAGGTGTTTGACAGTATGCACGCAATGAATGCACTTGCTGAGAAGACGGCAGCCGGTGTAAACCTCTATTCCATCGGCTACGATCCCGCGCAAAGCATTCAGCCAATCAACCAGCTGAAGGCGTGGCTCCAGACACTCAACATCGACGCGCAAACCATTCAAAACATGGTGGTGCCCGTAAGTCAGGGCGCAATGACTCAGAACCCACGCATCAAGGAAATAGAGGACATGATACTCGGTCAGGAGCCGTGGCTTCAGTTCTCTATGAATCCGATGTGGCCGTGGCAATTTGGCAACTGTGCTTGTGAGCTTGGCAGGAACGATTTGCGTCGCATTACAAAAGGCGGACCGCAAGCGTCGGCAAAGATTGACAATGTGGCTGCGTTGGAAAATGCAATGTATTGCTTCGACCTGAGCGAAGGCAAAATCGTGTAAACCTTTTTAAGGTTTGTAAGCGAATAGAAAAAGACTATGAACGACGACTGGTTGGACGACTTCCTGATTGGAAGCGAAGAGGACGAGACGCGCGGCTGCCTTTGCTCGCTCGGTTACATCATCATATTCTGGTTGCTTGTCGGGCTGTGTATCTTGTGTTCGAGCTGTAAAAGCGTGGAGTACATTCCCGTCATCGAGCACAAGACCGACACGCTTATCATCACAAAGCATCAGCGCGACAGCATCCTTGTGAAGGACTCAACGAACGTAAGCGAGACTCAGCAAGGCGACACCATATATATAAAGGTGACGCGATGGCGGACTGAATATCACGACAGAGCCGTACACGACACGCTCTACATCTCGAAGACGGACAGCATTCCGAAGCCCTACCCCGTTACGAAATACGTTGAAAAGGAACTCAGCTGGTGGCAGAAGACACGCCTCCACCTGGGCGACGTGCTGCTCATAGCAATAGGATTTGCCATTATATATGCCATTTTCCGACTCAAGCGACATTGGCTGCCGTGAGGCATCAGCGATGAGTGAATACTTCTTTTCATGGTAAATGTGTAAACCGCCAAGCCCAACCAGAGGTAAGCCAACGGCACGGTACACGGGAACTGGCGGTTTTTTGCGTTTTTCTTTATTCATAAGGTAACTTTGATCGAAGCCCTGCGTTGCGAAACGTGGGGCTTTTTTTTGTTTTTGTAAACCTCGCGCCGCTTTGTGGACGATAAGAAAAGACAAACCGAAAAAGCGAATGAAATACTTAACTTTAGAAGCTATCAAGCGACAGATTCGCATGGAGCAGGACTTCCACGACGAGGACAAATGGCTGGAGGAAACTGGCGAAGCGGAAGAGGAGGCGATGCTGAATCTGTTGGGTAGGTCGTACGAGGACTTGATTGAGACATACGGAAAGGTTCCGCCGACCATTGTGAAGTCAACACTCGAGCTTGTTGACATCAGTTATCAGCACCGCTCGCCTGTCAGTCAGCAAAACATGTACTTGGTGCCCTACACCTTCGACATGCGAGTGAAGCCTTATATAAAGCTCGCAGATAGTAATGAACAATCAAACAACAAACAATATGGCTGCAAAAATTTATAGGATAAATTACAAGAGCGACTTCATTCTGACGCTCGAAAGCGATGCAGGATGGTTGACACCTTTCTGCATTAAGTTCTACACTGGCGCACCATCAAGAGCGTATTATGTAGGCTGGGATGGTACAACGTACACACATTGCTCATACGACCCTTCAGAACCTACTAAGCTCCAGGTACAATTCGACGACCACAATCTGCCTGTTGGCGACCTCAAGTTCCAAATCGGCTATCATTTCACCGTGGCCGACTTCCCCAACGACACGGAGGATGAAGTCATCAACCCTGCAAACATCACGACCGAGATTGATGGGCAGGAATATCAAGTCATGCTTGACTTTACAGGCGAGACGGCACCTGAGATTCAGTTCTCGCTTCCCGCCTACGCAAACGAAGTTGCACGCATAGAGAACGAGCTGCAAAGACAGGAAAACGAATTGCAGAGGCAAGAGAATGAACTTGCAAGAGAGCAAGCAACCGCAGCAGCCGTTGAAGGTGCAGAAAATGTGAATGCACAACTGAGTGGCACAATCTTGACAGTCACAAACCGCAACGGCGTAAGCACAAGAAAGAACGTGCAAGGCCCGCAGGGAGAGCAAGGTCCGCAAGGCGAAACTGGTCCGCAAGGCGAAACTGGTCCGCAGGGTGCAACTGGTCCACAAGGTCCACAAGGTCCGAAGGGAGCTACAGGCGCAACAGGTGCAACTGGTGCGACTGGTCCGCAAGGCCCACAAGGTCCGACTGGAGCCACAGGCGCAACTGGCGCAACCGGTCCGCAAGGTCCGCAAGGCCCTGCTGGTCCACAAGGCCCTGCATCAACAGCTGACATCAATCTGTCTGGCACTGTTATATCTGTAAAGAATAATGCTGGTGTAACGACAACTGTTGATGTGGCCGATGCGCTTGCTCCGATTATAGGTGACATAAACTCGATTCTTGACAATATCAATGGGGAGGTAATCTGATATGGGAACGACTGCACAAAAACTCCAAGCAATACTGAATAGCAAAGCTGCCATTAAAACCGCCATCGAAAACAAGGGCGTGAATGTTGGCGATGCCACTCTTGCACAATATGCTGGGAAAATTGACGCCATCAGTCAGGGCGATACAGATGGCATCAATGGCTTTCTTTCTGTTGAGAGTAAGACCATAGCCACAAGTGCAAGTCAGACAGCCAACATAACCTACAACTCAAAGTGCGGCATTATTGATGAAAACAACAAGAAGTGGGACACGCTGGAATGGCATCAAAGATGGGTTGATAATGGATATTCCGCAGCAGGGCTGAGCAAGCCTATTGGTATATGGATGGAAGCCTTCGGCCTGCACATTGTTTATCTCTGGCCTCTTAGTTCAAATGTAGGTTATTCTGATGTTAGTGGAACGGCTGCGCTTTCGACTGGCGGCTTTGCATTGTTTGTTTATAATGTTGATGTAATCGCCGCTGCCACTGCTGCCGACAGAACTGTCTGGCCAGCTAATCAAAGCGGAATGATTGCTCACGGCACAGCAGGAAAGTATAAATCAGCAACATGGAGAGCTGTTGAAAATGGAGCTGGTTTGGATATGGAGTGCGACAACACTCTTGAAACATTTACTATTCCAAGCAGAAGTGTTGGTAATGCTAACGCATTTATGAAAGACAATGGAGAGGACTATACAGAAAGCCACTATCAGCAATGTGAGTTTTTCAGGGCTTTGTTTGCTATTTGTAGTGGCGTTGCTTGCCCAACCAATACTGCAAATGGTACAACTACAACCGTTGACATTCTTAATTCAAGTGGTCAACAGGCAGCCGTTGGCGAAGATATGTATTTCTGGATTGGTGGAACTAATACTGGCCTGAAAGCCAGGTACAACCTCAACAGCAAGCCATCCAGAACGGCAAATGTAACAACAGGCACACTCACGCAAACTATTGTCGATGCCATCTATAACAAGCAGATAGCAGCAGGCATAAATATGAATGATACGGGCGTGAATAGCGGAGATAAGCATGTGTTGCCTGAAGGAGCAAAAGGTGCAGAAGCTGTTGCGGTAAATGGATATTGGTACATTAAAACTCCATATATCAGCAACCCCAACGGCACAACATTTAATGCCACAAACAACCAGGCAGATGCGCCAGCTGCATACATTTGCAAGAAGCGCGGTGTGACAATGCAATCCGAACGCAGACTTTATCCATATTGGTTGAACAAATCCACGCATATCACATCCCTCGTGAACCTTCTAAGAACAACAGAGGGACTTGAGTCGGATGTGCCTGCTGTTGTAGGTAACTCGTACTGCTGGAGTGCTGTGCGTCTCATTGCCAACAACGCTTGGTATGTGAACGTGCAGAATGGCAATGTGAACAACAGCAGCGCGCTCTACCGTTACGTTGTATTGCCGTGCCCGCTGGCGAGTGCCGCTTTAGGTAGCGGAGCGTAAGCACGGCAGGATGCCGTGCAGGAAACATTAAAGCTCTGACAAATGAAAAGTAGAACGCACTCACGCTTACACTCACCGATAGTTCTGAGAGTAGCAGCCTTGAACAGATACATCCTCAGTAAAAGAGGAAAGGCAAAGAAGGCGGTGCAATACAATTACATCGACGACCTTCTGAAGCAATGCTATCTTCTGTTCAAGTATGCGCTCCGCCAACTGTCTGGAAAAGACTATATCAAACGCACGATTGAATTGTGCGAGGAAATACAGACAACAACCTATCTCATAGCAACTCTCGGAGGTTTCACTAACGAAGAGGCTGCACATATCGACATCGCGGTAGATGAGATTTTGGATGAGATAGTGCGAGTGAAGAAAGCGTCAGAATTATCACACGAAGCATGATAAGCGAACAGAGAATATCAAAGGTCATTCCACTTGTCGATGATTTCCTTCGGCAAGTTACTTCAGTAGAGAATGATGGTAACTCGAACTGCTGGAGTGCTGTGCGTAACAATGCCAACAACGCTTGGTATGTGAACATGCAGAATGGCAATGTGAACAACAACAACACGAACAACCGTTACGTTGTATTGCCGTGCCCGCTGGCGAGTGCCGAATTGCTTTTCTCGATGATGCTGAAAGCTGAAGAGTCTTGCTTCAAAAACAAACATCATTCACTTACAGCATGCCGCGTTCACTTTCATTTGTCTGAACTTTATAAATATGCACGCCATATCTTCGAGAATGGTCTAAGCGTAGGCCGTAGCAAGTGCTTCGTTCTCGACTATCCTGTATATAGAGAAATCTTTTGTGCAATGTACTTTGACCGAATCATTCATCACATGGTTGCGCCATTGATGTCTGAAGTGGCAGAAGTGATGCACAGAAGGAACGGCAATGTCAGTCATGGAAACCGCATAGGACATTCAGCATTCACGGCAGCTATTGATGTTCAAGAAAAACTGCGAAATGTTACAAATAATTGGGCGCAAAAGGCTTGGTTAGCGACGAGAGATTATAGCGGTTTCTTTATGTCAATTCCAAGAGACAAAGCTGCTGCTGATTTTAGAAGATACGCTGCGCAAGTGGTCGATGTCACAGAACCGACAACAGCATTCCTTATTGATGTGGTTTGCCACTATCTGATGTCAGACCCCACAAGAGACTGCATTATGCTCTCGCCAAGGAAAATGTGGGAAAACGTTACGCCAAACAAGTCGCTGTTCCACGCAAAGAAATGTCATGGTTTGCCTATTGGTAACTTTCCATCGCAACTTATGGCGAATCTTTATCGCACGGAGATAGACAAAGCCATAACAGACATGGAAGGCGTTGAGCATGTTGTATTTGTAGATGACCGAATGACATGTGCAAAAAGTCAGAAGGTTCTGAAGAATGCGCTTGCCGAGGCTGAACGGCTATCGCTTGAATACGAACTGACAACTAATCAAAAGAAGCACTACATGCAACCAGCCGACAAGGGTGTGAAGTTCTGCGGCTATGTTATCAAGTGTGACCGCATTTATATCAGCAATCGAGTTGTAAGAGCTACAAGGCGACTGATTGAGATATACGCAGACAAAACTTCTGCCAGGAGTGAAGAAGAACTTGCGAGAAGGCTAAATAGTTATCTCGGCATCATGTCGCACACAAGGTCGTACAATATTCAGAGACGAATCATCGCAGAGGTTCTTCGTTTTCATAAGACGCTTTATTTCTTCAGGAGAGACAGTCACTTTGTTTGCGCACAATATCCAGAATATACTCCAAGATTTGATGCAATTCAAAATATACTGAAATTCAAAAATGAAACATATAGGCTTCAAGCGCGTTCTCACTATAGCCGAATACGGAGGCGAGCTTGTCGCAGAATGGAAATCAACGCAAATATATAGAACTATGTACTTAGGAAAATTTATTGAAGAACAGATGACACTCGTGGAATGCGAGGGTGGTCATGAGGTTGGCGGCAACCGCACAGAAGAGGAACTAAGGCAAGACGGCTACAAGAATGCCTGCCTTGTGGAGAAACCAAGCGAGACAGCCGTCGAGACGTGGCAAGAATACGACGACTGCTTTGTTCAGGTTTGGGAGGAGCAGGAGCAAGTCGATGAAGATGAACTAACCGCAGAGGAAGCTCTGCAAATTATCACGGAGGGCGAATAACATGAAAAGACAGGAAGCACTAAAGTTTCGTCGCTCGATAGAGCAGGCAGCGGAACTGCAAACCGACAAGGATGCACTCGAAAATATCAAGCTATATCCTGAATGGAAAATTGGCATCGAGGCGAAGAAAGAAAAGCGTTATAGGTGGCTGGACAAACTCTATCGCTGCGAACAGACTCATACGACGCAAGCGGACTGGACACCAGACAAGGTTCCTGCACTTTTCACAGAAGTTTCTCTTGACGAGTGGCCTGAATGGGTACAGCCGACGGGTGCGCAAGACGCATACAACAACGGCGCAAAGGTAAGCCATAATGAAGTGCATTGGATTTCAGACTACGACGCGAACACTTGGGAGCCAGGCGTATTCGGGTGGCATGAGGCATAAATGAAAAGAGCGACACCAACGTGCCGCTCTTTTTGTATTCACATCGGTTCAAAACGATATGCCGGTATTGTCTTGCCACTCCTCGGCTGTGAAGGAAAAGGAACTCGGTGCATCGGTAAAGAAACTGCCCGTTGCGATGGTGCGATAGCCATTTCTGAGCGGCACATTCTCGAACGTTTGCGTCTGCACTACGGCATCGCTGGCATCCAGAGCCTCCACGAGCACGGTGTGGTTGGTGTTCTCGCTTGTCACGATGGCGTAGGTCATCAAGTCAACCGTGCCGTCGGGCTTCGTCGAGGTGATATTGATGGTGCTCACTTTGTTGATTGCATTCATGCCATAGCCTGCCACGTTCCAACGTGTGAAGACGTCGCCGAGTGTGATGCGTACCTTCTTAACATTCTCTGGCACGGCATCCGTAGTGCTGAGCATGAACATAGCCACTATTCTATCCATTGGGCAGACTTTCGCCATGTCCTTTGTCGGCTGGAACGTCTCGGAATAGAAGAATGAGTGCGTTACCTTGTCGTCTTGGAATGACACCACGCCATCTGCAAGCGTAGCGGGTGCGCTGCCCTTGTGAGCTACGGCATACATGGTGTATGTCTTGTTCTTGTTGAGTGTGAGACTGAGCGAGCCGAAGCCTTCCGTGTCTGTTGCCTGGTTGTAGGCCGTAGTGGTTTCACCATCGCTGATCCAGATGTCGAGCCGCGTGATGTAGTCCGTCACACTCGATGCTCTTGTCATTCCTTCCTGCTCGAACTGGAAGCGGGTGAAGTACATCGTCATTTCCACGAGGTTGCTGTTCTTCGGTTCCTCGACATCATTCGTTGTGCAGCCTGTTAGCAATACCGCCAGCAACGCTGCAAAGTAAATCTTTTTCATGCTTTCTTGTTTTTATGGTTAATCAATTATATAACGAACCGCGCCCGCATTTTATTATGTAAACCCAAAGAAAGTTCGCCGTGATATATAGAAGAACTTAATATATCAAAGCAAAAAATGTGCGACATCAATAAGGAGAAGAGAGAATGCAAGGCGTGCAAAATCGTCTTTCTTGTGTGTTTGGTCATCAGCATTGCGCTGATAATAGGAGGCTTTTTCATGCCTCCGATGGGTGTTATTGACGGGAGTGTGCTGACAGCAGTCGGCGAGCTGATAGTCTTCCCGACCATTGCATTCGGGTTCCGAGCCGTGGAACTTGGCTACGACCTGAAAATCAACCACGGGAATACAACAATAGAAATCGACAACGACTGAACTCATGATCCGACTCAGTAAAAACTTCACGCTCGATGAGCTTTGCGCCTCTGCCACAGCCAAGGCGAAAGGCATCAAGAACCAGCCAGACACACAGGAAATCGTCAACCTGACTGCGCTCTGCCATAATGTGTTGCAACCACTGCGCGACTGGTGGGGGCGAGAGGTGAAGATAGGGAGTGGGTTCCGTTGCCTGAAACTCAATACAGCCGTCGGTGGCGTTAAGAACTCACAGCACATGCTCGGCCAGGCTGCCGACCTTTGCATCGACGGCGATATGACGAAAGGCAAGAAGTGGTTCAACTACATCAAGGGCCACTTGCAGTTCGATCAGCTTATCTGGGAACACAATCTGAAGGGCACCTACTGGGTGCATGTCAGCTTCCGCAACGACGGGCAGAACCGCCACCAAGTCATCGACAATCTACTGAAGAAATAGTCCGCGAGGATAAGTTAGTTTTAGTTATTATGGTTAATTGTTAGTTTCAAACTCAGGCACTCAGCGGAGTGCCTTTTTTGTTTGTAAACCCCTACCCGCTTTGCGCCCGATTAGAAAAAGGAACTATGACGCAAATCAGTGACGCATTCGAGGTTGAAGGCTTTGTCGAGCAACGAAAAGAACTTGACAAACTGCTGATGAGCAACCCGGCGATGGAAAAGAAAGTGCAGGGGCTCATTCGCAAGGTGCTGGCTACTGTGCGAAGAAGTCTCGGAGAAGCTGCCCAGGAGAAAATGAAAAGCGATCCACGGCAAGCATACAAAGCTGTTCGGACTGCAATCTACAAACGCATTCTCGGTGGTAACGTCAACATTCTGAACAAAAGACGAGCAAGTGGTGGCGGTACTTATACACCAACCAAGACGCTTCGCTCTGGTCAGCGTGGCGGCAACCGAAGAGTGAGAAGTGAGCGTTCAATGAAACTCGAGAGCTACTTCGGTAGTGACAGGGGCTTCATTCTACGATTCCTCAATCAGGGAACCCAAGAACGTGTTATCGACTTTATGCCAGACAACAGAAGAGAAAGTGTTCATAGAGGTTCACAAGGTGGTAACCTGCGCAAGTATGGCAAAACTATCAATACCGGTAGACGCGGAAGGATTTCCGCACGCAACTGGTTCGGTCCACGTTCGCAGAAAGAAATGGAGCAAGCATCAGAATTGCTCACGCAATACATAGACGAACTCATAAAACAAACAATAAATGGCTGATGTAATAACCAGACTTAAAGTCGAGTCATCGGAATACGACGCAAAGATAAAGAGAGCGGCAAGTGGGTTGCTCCAGATGGAGGAGGCTTGCCGTAAGGTTGACGGCACACTTGCGATTCTCGAAAAAGAAGAGAAGCAATTCGTGGAAAGCCTTGGCAGCATGGAAACCGTCAGCAAAACGGCACGCGGCAGACTGAACGAACTCACTCAAGCATTCACTGACCTTTCCATTCAGTACAAACGACTGACTGACGAGGAAAAGAAGGGCGACTATGGCCAGGCACTATCAAAGAGCCTTGAACAACTCAAAAGCCGAATTCAGGATGCCAAGAAAGACCTCGACGATGTAAACAAGGAACTTGGAAACACTCAGAAAGAAGTAAAGGGAACAGGAAGCGTCATCGAGCAACTTGCTGGAAAATTCGGACTGAGTACAAAAGCACTGACAGGCTGGGGCGCAGCTATTGCCGCAGCTGGTGTTGCATTAAAGGTGTCGAAGGATGCCTTTTTAGTATCAGAAGCAAATGTCGATGAATGGGGACGCACTATGGATGAAAGCAAGAGCCTTTACGAAGGTTTTTTGAATGCACTCAATACCGGCGACATAAGCGGTTACTTATCCAACATTAACGATATAGTAACAGCAGCAAAAGAGGCGTACAATGAACTTGACCGCCTCGGAACGATGCAAACCATTCAGGCACCCCAAAAGAGTGCTCAGCAGCTCGAAAATGACCGAATCCGTCAAATGATTCGCACTGGCAGATATATTGCCCCAATCGACGGGAGGAAGCCTACACCTGGAATGAAAAATGGTCAACTACTGACTCCTGACCAGATAAAGCGTCTTGAGCAACAACTTCAAGGCGGAATGAATAAAATGGTAGGGCTTGTTGGCAATGAAGTAAAGCAAACAGGAAAGGCTATTGATGCTGTATATAACAGGCAGGCAAAGGAACTTGGAATGAGTCTGTCGGAGTTTAGAAAAGGTACAAGCTCAATGGCCGAGTTCGACAAACGAATTGCAGGTGCTCAAGCATACAGAGATTATGAAAATCTTCAGGCGAACATTCGTGCCCGTGCAAATAGCGGAATAAATATATCTGACGAAGAAGCAAGAATACTTGGAACTAAAAATCCCAACTCTCAATATAAAGGATGGGACGTATTCCGTGTCGATGGTGAACGTTACAACAAACTTGTGCAACTTATTCAGCAACGCGACCAACAAGCAGGGCAAGCATATAATCTACAATCACAAGCATATCAAACCATCAATCGTGCCGAAGGTATTACGACCAGAAACATTATGGGTGGCTCTGGTGGTTCTGGTGGTGGCGGAAAGACTGAACTGGTTCAGTCACTAAATATCAAAGACCTTGCTGATGAGACGTGGGGGACCACACAAAGCATGAAGGAGTTGCAGCAGCAACTTGCAAACTACAAGAACATGCTCGCCAATGCTACAGACCAATTCGCAGCAGAAAAGGCACAAGCTGGTATCACGCAAACAGAGCGACTTATTGCCGCACAGCCTACTGCACTGAAGATGGGCATTTCTGTCGAAGCAGCTGCCGACATGATGGATCAAGTGGAGTCTATCAAAGACCAAATCGAAGAAGGTGTGAAAATATACCTTAAGGCTACGATGGACACCGAATCAGTCGAAGACGTTGCAACCGCTGCGAAAGCTGTGAAGATAAACATGAAGGATGCAGCGTCGATGGTGAACACGCTCGGAACCGCTCTGTCTGCTATTGAGGACCCTGGAGCGAAGGTGGCGGCTACGGTGGCGCAGGCAATAGCAACAATCGCTATGGCCTATTCTGATGCGTTGGCAAAGGACAGCTCGTCGAAGTTCAACATCTGGTCGTTCATCGCAGCAGCGGCAGCAGCAACGGTATCAATGGCAACCACCATCGCCAGCATCCACTCGGCAACAGGCTATGCAGAAGGTGGTATAATTAAAGGCAATACATACAGCGGCGACCAAATACCCGCAGACAGCTTTGTCAATGCAGGCGAGCTGGTGTTGAACAAGGCGCAACAATTATCCCTTGCCAGTCAACTGACCGAAAGAAGCGGTGGCGGCGGTGGAGCATCCACGCCATACGTTACAGGCGAGAAAATAGTGCTCGGCATAAACAACTACGGAAAGAAGCAAGGCTGGGGCGAATTGGTGTTCAGCAGAAGATAAAACTATGACATACTTTAGCTTAAGCGACTACAACGACTATTACGTCATTCCGTTCGTTGACATCGACGGCAACGAGTGGAAGATAACCATTCAAAGTCCGAATGGAGATACACCTATGGACCCGATTCAGTTGGTAGGTGCGGCTAATCCGATTGAGTGGATGGGTGTTGGTGATGAAGACCAGACTAATGTTGTGCTTGGAAGCACCGGAACACTTCGTCTTGTTTGCACGGATGCAACAAAGAATGAGTTCGTGCAAGGCGCACTATTCCCAGATTCTATCAACGAAAGAAAAGTGATTGTAACAAGGAAAACAAACAATACGGATGTGCTGATTTGGCAGGGCTTCATAAAGCCGGAACAATACACTCAGGATTGGGACCGCCCGCCATACGAAATAGAGTTGCCAATAATTTCGCCTATTGCCGCAACAGAGTTCTTTACTATGCCCGACTACAATAGTGTGCAGGAAAAGACAACCATTGCTGGATTGCTTCAATACGCACTTGACTTGTTGGGCTGTGAATTTACAAGAATTATAACTAATAAGCCCGTATATGAGGATTTTAATGGAAACACTCAGGAAGTAACCGTTGACAATTCAACCGCTCTGATGCACTGGACGGAAGGCTCAGCAAGTTCCTTGTTCTTCTATAATTTTGAAGGCGATGGTATCAAACCAAAGACACTGAAAGATTTGCTTGAAGCAATATGCTATCCGTACGGCAAAATAAATGACTGCAAGAACTTCATCACTATTTTAATGGCTGCCGGAAAGTACATTGACGAAGATGCAGAACTTTTCGTATTGACATCAGGAACAAGATTCAATGCTTTGGGCGACTTGAATGAGTTTGATCTTTCCGACTTGCAAATCGCAAGCACTGACAACAGCACAACACTCATTTCTAAGCCTTCGAGTGTTAGTTTCGTTAATAGCGTTGAAACTGAGCAAGACATATTCGACATTACAGAGAAATACTTGAAGAGTTCGCTGCCTTGTACCGTTACAGATATTTCGGACACAAATAAGGTAAAGGTAATTCATCAGGACGATTGGTACAGATACCATTACAAATTCGGTGCTGAATATGTAAACGAGTCACTATACACACCAGTCAATGCGTATAATCTTCCAAGCGTTCCAGCATTCATGAGAGTTGTAGATCAAGAGTCAGAAGACGATGGCGCAACTTGGCAATATAAGTTAGTTATGCCTTTGGCCTTTAGGCTTTCTGCTGATAATTCTGTATTTGGCAACGCATTTGGATTTGACATTCCAATGAAGATAAAGTCAACGCCAGGAAAGAACAAGGTAAAAGTTTCATTTAATGTTTATGCAGATAGCAATGAGCCTGAGCTTCCGAATGGAATTATAAATCGTGACGCGCTATTGCCTCTAATAATAGATGTAGATTCTGGAAAGTATATAAGACTTACAGACAAGCAATGGTATGAAATGCCAAATACATATACAGACCAGAACATCCATTGGGCAACAATGGAATATCTTACAAATCAGTCTATAACATTTAACGAGCCACGCAATACAGGAGACATATTGCCACATACATTGCGCTTTGTTATGCGAAATTCCTCTCTTGTTGCATCGACAGCTTCCACTCATAATTTCTATTTCAAAGTAAAGGTTGAGTATGTGCGCGATGATGCAAGGACAATGCAACTTGTAGCAGATACATTCGCAGACACTTTGATAAACGCAGGGCAAGATAATGACATTGGCGGTTCTGGTCCAGCAATCAACATTGACCTGAAAACAATGTGTGGCCGCTCTTCAATCATTATAAATGGAAACGCATTTGCTCCATACAACTCTTTCTGTGATGCGACAAAATACATCGACACGGGCAACCGAAAGAAAATAGAACTGGAGGCTGTGAAGTTCACGACTGACTTTATAGATAAGCCTTTCCTCGTTAATGATGGCTCGACGGTGTATTTCCCTGTCGCATTTGGTATGAATCCAAGAAACAACACGGTGAATTTAAGGCTCATTAGTACAAACATTGGAATAACTCAACCTACACAATCATGATAAACGGCAATAACATCTTCATATCGCTCGACTCGAATGCGGCGACCATTCCGTTCGCTGCTACCAAGAGCAACGAGATACAAACCGAGTGCGATACAATAGAAATCAGCTCGCCTACGGTTGGTGATTGGCGACAATACATTGCAGGCCGAAAGGAGTGGAGCTTCACAGTCGGCTGGCTGGTGGTTGCCTGCGGTACAAACGTAAAGAACAGTCTGGAAGCCCTGCTCGAGGTCGGCAAGAGTTACACCATCACTATCTGCGACCGCACGGGTTCCACTGCAACGGCACGGCTCACTGGCTCTGCCATCTGCACATCCGCAAAAATCACCGCCACACGCGGAAACATTGCCGTTGGCTCATTCTCTTTTAAGGGCAACGGGGCACTATCCGCTCCGTCCGTGTAAACCCAATAGCACTTTGCACACGATAAGAAAAGACTACTATGGGATATTCATCAGGAATGCTCAATAAGCGCATCACGATTGCCAAGCGCAAGGACGACGCTGCTGAAAGTTTCGGAAAGAAGGACAAGCCGAAGTATGAGATACTTGGCACGTATTGGGCTGCCGAGACTTTCAACAAGGGCGTAAAGTCGTTGCGCGAGGGAGCCTTCGATGCCTACGACACCGTGATGTTCAGAATGCGGCACTATCCAGGCGTTGACCGCTGGTGCCTCATTCAATATCACGGCAAGTGGTATCAGATTATGAGCTTCAACGAGGACTATCAGGAAAACCAAATACAAATCACTGCGCAAGAGCTGGCGAACCAAAAGGTGAACATTATAACACCCAGCGAGTCGGACATAGAAGGTCCGGCTGTTGTTGGCGATATAAAATAAGGAACTATGGCAACGAAGACAACGAAAACGAAAACGAAAACCAAAGCAAAGGCGAAGGTGCAGGCAGTGAAGCCGCTCGTATTCCATGAGAACGAGAAGGTGGTGGCTATTATAAACTTCAACACGCCGGAACTGACAGAAGCGGCAATCCTCTCAGTTAAGAAGCACGGAGGCGAGGACTACAAGTTCGTGGTGTTTGATAACAGCACGACAATCGACTATCCTGCCAGCCAAGGACTGCCGGAACGACACTACGATGCACGTCCGTTCACGAAGAAAATGGAGAACGTGACGGTCATCGACAACACGAATGGGCAAGTCATCGACTTTGCGAAGGAGTTGGCAAAGTACCCAGACAGGAACCCGAACCACTCCATCTGCAACGATTGGGGCTCTACGAAGCACATTTGGACGGTACAAAAGCTGTGGGAACTGATTCCCAACGGATTCGTATTGATCGAGAGCGATGTGCTTGTGTGCGCCAGCATCGACTTCATGTTCAACCGCGACGAGGGCGTGATTGGTCACGTTTGCCAGCATCAGAAAGGCAACCGCTTCGGCATTGGCCGACTGATGCCTTTGCTCTGTTGGATGAATGTGCCGATGCTCACGAAGTGCGGTGCAAGATATTTCGATCCTGAGCGCAGTTGGATGCTGTGGCCAGGCGAGGACGACCAGCGAAACTGGTACGACACAGGTGCATGTCTGCTTGATGATGTGCGGAAGCACGTTGGCGGACTCAGAGGCAAAGCCATCGACATCCGTCCTCTCATGGTTCACAAGCAAGCCGGCAGCTGGCAGAAGAACGTGTCGGCAAAGCGGTGGCTTGAACTAAACGCTTCGCTCTGGAAATGAGATACACGGTGCTGACATATATCTTCGGCGACTACGAGTGCATTCACGAAGTCAAGGAGAAGGACCCAGAAGCCGACTATGTGCTGGTGACTGACAATCCGAACCTGACAAGCAAGACGTGGCGAGTGGTGCGCGACAGACTGCTTGATGACAAGACGGTGTGGGAGAAGTGCTACGAGGTGCGATTCCATCCGTTCCGATATTGCAGCACGGAGATTGTGGTCAGGCTGGACGGCTCAATCGGCATAAACAAGCCGCTGACTCCGCTCATTGACGCATTCGAGCGTGGCGAATATGACCGCTGCCTTATGATACACCCCAGGCGAAACACCATGCCAGACGAATACCATGTGTGGGTACACCAACGAGACTATCCGCAAGAGCAGGCAGAGCGTTGCCTCGGCTTCATGGCGTGGCTTGGTTACGACCTCGGCTACAGGGGACTCTTCCAGGGGTGCTTTGAAATAGTAAGGAGGTGTCCGTTGAACTTACTGGTCAACGACATGACTTTCGACCTGCTTCGATACCTTGCAGGCGACGGCCATATTCAGCGAGTCAACCAAACCATCCTGTCGTTCGTAATCAATCACTTCTTCAGCGGCTCACTCAAAGTGATGCCAATCAGCGAGAATGTGGTATACGGCGACATGATGACTTGGCACGAACATAACAGCGACACGCCACAGACGCAGCTCTATATGATTGAGCCGTGGATGTTCAACAAACCCGTCGAGTTTGTCATGTAAACCCATCGGCACTTTGCAAACGATTAGAAAGGAAAGAACAGATATGGAACTATTCGGAAGTAATATCTTCAGCTTCAGGAAGCGAGAGGTGCAGCCGACACCGCCAAGTGGTGTGCAGGGTGTGCCGTCGAGCACAATGGAGCAGAAGCCAGAAGTAAAAGGAGGCAGCTTCGAGGAAAGAATTGTGTATGTTGCCAACCCGAAGATGGCATTGTCGGTTTCGCCAGTATATCGTGCGATTCAGCTGATGATGGACACATTGGGCGTGATGCCTGTTCAATACAGAAAGAAGGACAGCGAAAAGGGGAACTTTACCGAAGATATGCGGGGACTTGGCAAACGCATCAACTACCTCTTGCAAGTTGAACCGAACCCGATAATGACGGCTGCCGACATGTGGAAACTGGTGACGTATGACCAGCGGATGCGCGGAAACGGTTTTGTGTATATCGAGCGCGACGAGTTCGGATTCCCCTACCGTCTGTGGCTGTGCCGGCAGGGTGAGTACAACCTTGTAACTGGCCGCTACAACTTTATTCAGTACCTCTCTGATAGCGGTTACATAGACGTTGTGAACGTGAACCGCGATGATGTGATGCACTTCCCCAACACTTACCGATACGACAATGGCTTCTGGGGAATGCCAACGCTTGACTTTGCACGTGGAGACCTGAACCTAATCAAGACGCAAAAGGCACAAAGCCTCGAAACGGCTGCAAAGGGTGGTCGTGTGAAAGGCTTTATTAGCGAAGAAAAGCCAGCGACAGGCCAAGGCACGCTTGCTTTTGGTATGTTCGGAAGGGAGGAAAGCGACAACTATGCAAAGGAAATCAACGACAAGGTGTACCGCCAGGACATCACTGCCCTGAGAGGCATGACGGGATTCCAAAACATCTCGATGACCGCACAGGACATGCAGATCATCGACCAGTTGCAACTCTCCTACGACGACGTGGCCCGTTACTTCGGTGTACCCCGCCCGCTGCTTATGCTCGACACGAACAGCCACTACAACGACTATCAGAATGCGACGATGGAGTTCCACACGCGAACCATCCTGCCAGAAAAGGCAGACCGCGAAAAAGAGATATTCCGCAAGCTGATTGGCTTCAAGGACTACGGCTACCGCGACATCCATATCTGCGAGAAGCCGCTGCTGGCGATGGACCCCGAACGGCAGGCGAAGGTGGATCAGTTGCTGTTGCAGAACGGCACGAAGACCCCGAACGAGATTCGTCAGGAGCACGACATGCCAGCCGTGGAGAACGGTGGCACGCCACTGGCTTCGGCTAACCTCATGACGCTCGACGCGCTGATTGCAAAGAGCGAGGCGGCGACCACGCTGAAGCCGGGCAATTACACCGTGGCGCAACCCGCCGAGGAGGGCGAGGGCGAGAAGTGAGAAAAACATCGTCACGTGACAATCTCGAAACTGCGACGTGGCAAATAAAATCTGCCACGTGACGACCGAAAACTGGCACGTGCCAAAAATAAATCGGCAAAAGCCATTTTGAAAATGGCAAAAGCCAAATTAAAAACGGCAAAAGACAATGAATATGACACCAAACCCGACACGAGAGGAAATCGAAGCCCTCGAAAGAGAGATTCAGAAGAAACGTAAGCGCGACGTAAGACGCGCGGTAAACCCCGCGAGAGTATGAAGATAATCACTCACGAAAACTTATGGTGGTGGGGTAAAAGCTACACCATGATTTGCGACGACGGAAAAGGAATGGTTGAACTTGCCATCGAGGACGATGAAGAGCGCAACTACTACGGAACTATCCAGTCGCTGTTAGTGCATGAATCGGTACGGCAGCAGGGCAGAGGTGACGCGCTGCTGATGTTTGCCGAGGAGAAGGCAAAGGAGCTTGAACTGAAGCAAGTCGTACTTTGCGCCCGAAAAGGCACATTCCTCATACCTTGGTATCAGAGGCGAGGCTATGAGATATACGACGAGAATCCTGAATACTCAAAGGGGAATACGGTAGCAATGAACAAGTATTTCGACGAGTAAACCCCAGACAGGGAAATGAACGATAAGTAGTAACAAGTTTTTCAAGATTGAGATATGAAACAGACACGATTTATTCCGATTGAGACTTGTGGCTTGCAGGTACGCGAGCCGCAGGAAGGACAAGAGATGAGCCGCGAAATTGAGGGCCGTCCCATTGTCTTCGGTGTGCGTTCTGTCAACCTTACCCCGTGGTCATCCACTCGTAAGGTGTATGAGATTCTGGAGCCTGGTTGCATCAGCCGCGAACTGTTGCAGAAGTCGGACGTGATTCTCAACCTGAACCACTCGAACATGGTGCCCGACGTGCTGGGTCGTTACCGCAACACGGACAAGGACACGCTGACGCTGGAACTTCGCGGCGACGGCATCGACTGCCGCTGTGACCTTCCGAAGACTAACAACGCCAACGATGCGCTGGAGCTGATCAAGCGCGGCGACATCAACGGCATGAGCTTCGCCTTCGAGGACGACTACGAGGACACGGAGAATGGCGTATCGTATGAGCGCACCAACGACACCGAGGACGGCAAGGAGGTGTGGCTGCGCCATGTGAAGAAAATCACTGGCCTCTATGACGTGGCTATCGTGACGCACCCCGCCTACGAGCAGACTTCAGTCGGTATGCGCGAGGTTTCTGACCGCATCGACGCTGCCATTGAAGCGCAAATCAAGCGCGAGTGTGGCGGTGGCTCTGACGATGACGAAGCAAAGAAAAAGGCTGAGGAAGAGGAAAAGGCAAAGCGTGAACAGGAAGAGCGCGAAGCCGAGGAACTGGAGCGCAAGGCACGCGAGGCCAAGGCCGTGATGCGGATGCGCCTGAACCTGCTCGACCTCGAAACCGAGGAAATCGACTTTTAGTAAACATTAGTATAAACCCTTAAAAAGTAACGATCATGACAAAGAAAGAAGTTATGAAGAAGTCTGCTCGCAACCGCGAGATTCAGGCTCGTATGCGCGAAATCTACACCAAGATGGAGAAGGAGCGCCGTGAGGAGTACAATGAGGAAGAGAAGCGCGAAATCGCCGAACTGACTCACGAGTTGGAAGAGAACCGCCGCGAGATTCTGCTCTCGAAGGACGAGGCAGCTATTGCCGAAATCCGTGAGCAGGTGGACCGCAACAAGCAGTACCGTGAGTACTTGCAGGGCGTTCGCCAGAAGCGCGAGGATGCCACCACCACGCTGGCTCCGAAGACCACCCCCGACGGTTCAAGTATCGCCGAGTCTGGTGCTATCAACCTCTACATCGAGGACATCATCGACACCAAGGTCAACGGCCTGGGCCGCCCCGTCGGTCAGTCGTTCGTCACCGGCGTTGAGGGTGACGAGCTCTATCCCTACAGCATCAACGACGTTGAGATGGAGGAGGTAGGCGAAATCGAAGCCATCAACGACCAGGCTCTCGACTTCGACAACATCAAGGTGCAGAGCCGCCGTGTGTCTCTCTCTGTGGCCGTCAGCAACAAGGCCATCGACAACGCCGCCTTCGACCTCGTGGCATTCGTGCTCTACAAGATTCAGAAGGCTTGGCGCATCTACTTCGCCAAGAAGAACTACTCGCACGCCAACTGGCAGGGCAACAAGGGTGCCTTCTCTATGGTCACTCCCGGCACCATCACTCTCGACAACACCATCGGTGCACAGATCGACGAGAAGTTCGCCGAGATTGCCGAGCTCGGTTTCGACGACGAGGGCTGCGTAGTCATCTCTCCGAAGATGGAGGCCAAGCTGAAGCACACCTTCGAGGGCGACGGCGTGGCTGCTCACCCCATCATCGACAACGGCCTGCTCTGCGGTCACCCCTACGTCTCCACCAAGCACATCAACTACACGTTGAACGGCGAGCAGGAGTACGTGAAGGACACCGACGAGTACATCGGCATCGGT